GTATAGTTGGCAGCATTATCTGAGTCTACTATATCCGTGGTTGATATAAATTGCAGACCGCCTGCAACAACCGTTGTAAACGTAGGTGGAGAACCAGCACCAGCAGAGGTAAGCAATTGACCAGAACTACCTGTTGCTACAGCAGCAGGATTGCCAGAAGCATCAAAAGTAATAATATTACCATCTGTTCCACTTGCAAGTTTTGCTAAAGTGACAGCATCATCGTTAATTTTAACAGTGGTAACTGCTCCATCAGCAATATCATCTGCTGTTAATGCTGTAGCTGCTGGTGTAGAACCTATATATGGCATTAGGTTATCTCCATTACACTTAACGTAGCATCTAGTTTACTAGCAGTTTTTGCTCCTACTGTTACAACGTCTGTCGTTTCCACAACTATCTTTTGTCCAGCAAAAACCTCAAGAGTGGAGTCAGCAGGAATTACCACCTCATTAAGAAGTGTAACATCTTCGTTTGCAACATTATTTGCTCCTGTTCTGTTACCAGTGTTACTTGTAAGTTTAACTGTAACATCTTGTTCAGCAGCATCTTTGTTACAAATGTTTAGTCCAAGAACAACTGCTGTTACACCAGTACCAGCTGTATATATTGTACTAAACGTACCACTATCAACAGCAACATCTGCTATTGTAAAAACTTTAAAGGTATTAGCCATTGATTAATCTCCATTTGTCAACTATTTATAACACTTATCCTAGTGCAATTGCTAGTGCTGTTGCTTCTCCACTAGTTAATGTAACTATTCTTGATAGTGCAGCTTTTCTATTTGTTCCACCAGCACCATTATCTACTACGATTAAATCTGTAGTTGCTAAATCTTCACCAATATCTGTTCCACCGTCAATATCTATTGCAGCTAAAGGTAATGTGCCTGTATCTCCAGTTCCTATTAAAGTTCCAGATGCAGTTGGTAATACACACACTGAACTACTAGCCGCAGAGTGTGGTGCAGATTGTAATGTTTGTGCGTGTGCGTTTGAACTCTCACAATAAAGTTTAATCTGTGATACAGAACCTTCATTTTTAAGATCAAGAAGTCCACCACTAATATACAGATCATCAGATAATACTATATCTCCATCTGCTTCAATTTGTATTGCAGCTGCGGTAGTGGCATTACCAATAGTTCCAGCATCTTTAATGAGAATGTCATCTTTGAATGTAACAATACCAGCAGATGAAATCTGTATAGCATCTGTCGCACTTGCAGAACCTATATCACCATCATCAGCAACTAAAATACCACCAGCAAATGTTGCGGCAGTTGAACTAATCGTTAATCTAGCAGTTCCACCAGTTGTTATTGCAACTTGATCTGCGGCAGAAAAAAAGATACCAGTGTTAGAATCACCAGTATTTGAAATTGATGGAGCTCCAGCAGTGCCATCAGCAAAGGATGCAACTCCTGTTACGGTTGGATTTGAAAGTGAAACCACAGAAGATGTAGCACTAATACCACTTGTTAGTGCTGTCCCTGTACCTAATAGTGTGTAGATTTCTGAAAAGTTATCATTAATCTTATCACCACCAGCTCTAAGGGTATCACCAGTACCATCGTTTGCTGCGGTTCCTATTTCTATTGATTGAAATGCCATACTTTTTCCTTTTTATTATTTATAACACTACAGAGTACTATCAAATGTTTTTGCTGAGCTATCAAACGTGTTTAACGTAGAGTCGAATGAGAACTCAAATGTTAGCGGCACAATTAACTTAGCTCCGGCAACAGGATCACTTAAAATGTTAAAGAATGTTGCAGTTTCTAAAATTATTTGTTCACCTACACCAGTGTGACCACTTGATGCAAATCTATCTAACAAGAAGTTTGCGCCCCCTTGGAATGTTCCTAAATTATATCCGTCTATTCCTATCGTGCTATTTGCATTAAGAACATTATTTTCAGCATCTAGTCCTGTTGAATCATGCACTAAGTTACCAAATATACCACCTGTTGTTCCACTCTCTAGTTGAATGTTTGTGGCTTCTTTTCCTAAATCTTCTAAGACCAAAGCATCTATTGGTCTTGTCACTATATCACTACTATATGTGTATGGTTCTATGTCAGAGTTAGTAAAGTTTTCAGAGGGAATAACCCCTTTCGTATTGAAACCATGTGAAGTCGTTGTTATAACTTCATCCTCTGGTATTAGATACTGCTTCTCTAAAATAAGTTTGTTATTATATCCAGCACCAGTTTCATTCTCTAGTAAGAAAGAATCTCCATGTGTTGATGATACAGTAGTTCCATCCTCCTGTTTGAATGAACCTATCTCATCTTGCTCCATAACAATGTTAACAAGATTACCACCGTCTATATCAGCTAAAAATCTAGCAGGACGAATGATATCTTCTATCGACATGAAGCTATGATTGAATGTTACTTCTCCAAGAATTGAACCGCCACTATAATTACCATGCAAGTCAAGAACACCACTCTCCAGAGTAATGTTATCTCCAGCATTAGTACTAGAACCATCTGTTCCATTCAATACCATTGTATGAGAAAAGTCATAACTACCAAAGTCATCAAAGGCAAATCCACTGCCAGTATTTTGATCTACGGCGTCTTCAAAAATTAAGTTTTCATTTGCACCTACTACTCTATCAACACCAGCTTTTATATTAATTTGTTCAAAACCAACAAGAGTTAATTTTCCAGAACTACTTCCACCTACAGTACCAAGTTCTAAATCAATCGCAGAAGGATCATAGCCAAACGGTGACTGGCCCATAGTTATCAAACCATTAGGTAGAGAACTTGAATTTTTATTGGGCAGATGTACTTTCGTTGTTACTCTAGATATTACACTAACATCTTTATTTGCTGGAAGACCACCCTTTCCAGCTGTTTCTAGATAATGACGGCCACCATCCTCATTTAAAACATTGTCCGTATTTCTTACTGTGTCTAAACTAATAGTAAAGAACGAGGAGTTGTTATTACCAATTTCAAATTCAAATTTATCTCCAGCATTTGTTCCAGAAGAGTCTGTACCATCAAGTAATATGTTTGAATCAGTTCCACTAAATCCTGGCAAGAATACTCCGCCGTCTATTGTGCTTTCTGGTTCCAACAACATATTGAAAGACAGAGCTACAGCCGACTCAGAAATTATTCTATCTCCATCAGCAGTTATTAGTAAATGCGGGCCGCCAATTCCTCTATCGGTTTCATCCTCTAACTCTATGTTTTCAAAATCTACAAAAAGATTTGTTAGTGTCTCACTAATAAATTTTCCACCAGCATTAGTGCTTGAAGAGTCTGTGCCATCAAGTAGTAGTTCCCCACCAACATTAGTCTCATCAGTCTCTAATAAAATCTCATCGTCAAAATTATTAACACCATATTGTAGAACATTAGGATCGGTAGTTCTAGAAACTGATTCACTAAAGAGAATGGTAAACGTAGAGGCTAGGATGGGTGAGAACTCACTGGTAAATCCACCACCAAGACTTGCACCAGCCACTGGTATAGCAGCAGAGACAAGAGTTGCAATACTAACTTTACCAAAAACATTAAACCCAGCTGGATGAACTGCTTTCTTCAACTCTGTTAGATAGTCTGCTTGACTAGATGCAGTTTCAATTTCATATGAGAACTGCTGGTAGTAAACAGAGTCTTGGATTCTGTTCAAGTCTTCTCCGATAAGACTTTCAATACTTACACCATAAGATGGAACAGTTTCAGCTTGAGTTCCGATAGATGATGTACCTTTAGCAATATCAACACTTACGATTGTTCCAGACGCTCCACCAGAATCCGTGATAGTAGTTGTCTCCGCAGAGAAGTCTGGTGGTTGTTCATTTACAATATTATCACCAGCATGAGTAGAACTAGAGTCAGTTCCATTTAATGCAATACTACCAGATGCAGTTTCGATATCATTTAATAATACAAAACCAGCATCGGTTCCACTGGCATCTGTTCCATCTAAAATAATTTGATTGTTATTGTTAAAAGAACTTTCGTTAATGAGTCTTTCACCAGAGTTGGCTCTGACGGAATCTGTTCCGTCTAAAACTAAGAAGTCATAAGTCTCAACATTTTCAAAGGTTTCAAGTGATAAACTTTCACCTTCGTTTTCTATAATTTCAAACGCGGCCCGATTTCGATTATCTATTTGAGTAATAGGAAAATGATCATCAAATCCTGAAGTTTTTACTTGAGGAGATGTCTCTAAAACTATAGGTATACCTTTTTCTGATATAATTACAGATTCTCCAATATCTGGAGAATCTTCTAGTGTTATCTTATGTGCTACCCGTCTTGTTATGGCAGCTGCATTTTCAGCTTGACTGACATTTGCATCACCCATTGCCTCTGTAATAAATCCTCGTTCAAAACCAGGCCGTTGAACACCCTCAACTAATATACGTTCTCCAGCATTTGTACTTGAACTATCAGTGCCATTTAGAACAAGTTGGTCTATTGCAACTTCTGCTGTTCCATCTAGTAATACTTTTCTACCAGCACCAGCTGTTGCATCTTCTAATAAAGTGTTACCCTCTTCAATAACTCCGGCATCAACAATAAAAGAAGATAGGTGATCATTGTCACCAGAGTTTTGTTCTAGTTCAATACCTTCAGATGCACCTGTCTCCATAGTGATACGTTGAACATCTTCAAATGTAGTCTTGAGAACTTTAGTAGTAGAATTGAAACCTTTAACAACTCCTGTATGACCACTACTTGCAAGAGTATTTGTTGCAGCAAATGTGCCAGTAACATCTTTCAAAAGAAAGTTTGCATTAAGTTGTCCTTCTGGGGCTTCGGTATATTTAAATCCCTGTTTTGTAACATTAACACTATCAACAGCACCAATGTCATTTGTATCTGCAAGAAGAACTGCACTTGTTCCAGCTGCTGAAGTAACTGTAACTGAAGGCAGTAAAGAATATCCCTCTCCACCATCTTTTAAGAAAACTCTAGTTATCTCACCAGTGACTATAGTTCCATCTTCTAAAGCAAATGTATCATTATCAGTTCCATAGGTGTCTGGAGTTATCTGGTCTGTTTCTGTAATTAAAAAATGCCCTGCATTATGACTAGAAGAATTTATACCATCCAATGCAAGTTTATCTCCAGCATTAGAGCTAGATGAATCTGTTCCATCTAATAGAAAATTAAAATTTACTATAGAACTGGTAGAGCCAGACTCTAAAACTAAATTATCACCAGCATCACTACTAGAAGAATCTGTGCCGTCAATTTCTAAAGAGCCATCAATTACAGAAACAAATCCAGTTGCTGCTTTTGTAGAGGTTCCTGACTCTGTAGCAGTAAATGTTAAAACATCACCCTCTCTAAAAAGAGTACCAGCATCGTCAATAACAACTCGGCTGACACTACCTGTCTTGATTGAACCAACTTCTGCTAATGCCTCTCCATTACCTATTGCGGTTTGAGTGTCAAGACTTAAATCATCACCAACAGAATATAATTTACCACCATCAGTAACCGCATAAGATGTTACTATACCTCGTACTGTAAATGACATTGTAACATCTTGAACTGTAGATGTTCCTTGTATTATTTCGCCGTCTGTAAATGTTCCCACTAATGAAGCAGGATTGATTTCAAATTCAACTATGGCTTCTCCACTCTCTGCTGTAGAAAGTGCGTTAGCAACAACAGCAGTAGCACCAGAGGTTTGACCAGTGATTATAGTTCCTATTAACTCGCCACCAAGAGCATTAGCTCCTGGCGAACATCTTATAATATTTTGGTATCCCCATTTACCATCAGAGGCTCTCATCATAAATTTGTTTGGATATGTTACTTCAATATTTTCATCAAGCAACATTCTCATAAAAATCTTATGACCTTCAGAGGTTCCCTTTGCTCGATATAACTCTCGTATATTTTTTATGAGGTTTCTTTGATTGACTCCAGTTGCAAGTTCTTTTGGAATTGCGTTCATAAATGAATCTCTTAGTTGGTCTAAGAAATCATATATGGTATTGTCTACGTTTGCATATTCTAAAAGTTGTTGAAGGTTCTGTACAGGGTTTGCACGATACCTTACAACCGTACCAGTAGAGCCAGAGGTTCCTCCTGTAATCGTTTCGCCAGTTTGGAATTGTTGTTGACCTGTTATGAATAGTCTTGGTTTTGTAGAGTTACCTAAATCATCCACAAGAATTGTTGCGGTTGCTTTAGAAGTAGCACCAGTAATTGTTTCACCGACAATAAATTTACCAGTGGTTGCATCCGTAGCATCTTCAAGAACAACTTTATTATCATCTGAATCTAAAACAAAAGATTCTGTCTCAAGTTCCAAGAGTAGATTATCGATGACAACATCAACACGTAATTCACCAGCCTCTAGATATTCAAAATAACTTTTAAGAAACTTAACAAATACAGGATGGTCTGCCTGAATAAAATCAGGAACCTGACCCTCTAGAAGAGGACTAATTTTATTTATCAAGTTTGATGAATATGGACTATCAAAGGGGGCCATGTTAGTAGCTCGAGGTTGTTGCAGTGCTAGATGTTGTTGTTGCAGCTGAAGCAGTTGTTCCTGTAGATGAGTCTCCTATAGCAATCGTATCTATAGCTCCAATTATACTAGTATTAACAAAATCTATCTTTAGAATTTGATTACGAACAGGAACTATATCAAGTGAGTCTGGCTGCACTGTTAAACGAATGAATGTAGATGCAGCCTCATCAACCTCTTCTACAGAAGTAATATTGATGTTACTAATCTTAATCTCTCCAGTGCTATACGTTATAGTTCCAGCAGTATTATCTTGGTATTGACGAACACCAGCAGTTAGATAATACCTTCGGATATTACCAGCACCGTCATCATCAAAGAACTGAACATTAGTTGCATCACCACTTACTTTAAATCCAGTAGAAGCAAGAATTCCTCCAGCTGCTTTATTATGCTCTGTGTGAGGATTAGAAAATTTATTATTAAGTTGTATAGTGTATGACGTTGCAGTATTTAAAGTTGGAGTTAGGTTATGAGCCATTGTCACTGTGGTGATGTTACTAGTTATTGCCGTGTCCGTATCGTCAATTAATCCTGTTACCTTTGAATGTCTAAACGCACCATCAAACTGAGCTAAATTAGTAGTATTATAATTTGTTAGAGTGGTGTTGATTTTAGATGCCAACGATGTAGCAGTTTCAGTTGTCTTGCTTGAATCAAATAGAAAAGAAACGCCCAATATAAGATTTGTTGTTTGTGGATCAACAATAACTGGTGTTATAGATGCAACTGTAAAAGGACTTAGTGCAGATATCAAAGTAGATTTTTCTGTTGCTGTTAAGTTGTTACCAGTTGTAGATTCAATTGCAATAAATACCTTTCCGTATTCTGGTGTGCTAACAACACCAAGACTTGTATCAAAAGAACCGCCTTCTCCACCAAAGACTGAAACAGATTTGGTGTTTGGAAAAAATCTCTTTGCATAAACTTTATAGTCTTCTGCTGTAACACATCTACCCTGAGATGCATAACTTAGTGGTGCGTTATATTTGATAGACTGAAGTGACTCTGGTTCCGAACCAGCAGAGGCAGCTGCAACTGTTGCAACTGCAACATCAGTTACACTTGCTATTGTTGCTGCATTTGTGAAGAGGGCTGCTCCATTTGCAAGAGATTTATTTGAAACAATATATGTGAGTATAATTATGTTGCCATCTGAAAGAGCAGAACCTATAATACCATCACCAAAATATATTTCAAACAATCCAGCTTCCACCTCTTGTAAAAAATAAACATTACTTGATGCAGTTACTTGTGTTATATCTGTAGCCTCTGTGTATGTTGTTGTGGTTGAGTCAGAAGATGATGTTTGAACTTTTACTGTTAGTGTAGTAGTGTCTGCTCTATTATCAGTTAACAAAAATCTCTGATCAACATCAGAGCTATCTACCGTATATCTTGTCGTTATAAAAGTTCCCTCATAGATATCTGTGTTAAGAAAAGGAATACTATTACCAGTGTTTGATTTTGTAACATCTGTTATTGTCGAAAATTTATAATCAACACTATCCACTGACGTATTGAATACTGTTCCTGCTGGCATAGTCAAAGAAGAATCATTAGTATTCAGAGTAACATCAACTGTAGCTTTTGCAGCACGAGCAGATGTTGGTGTATACCCTAAAGTTTTTGAGTGAGAAACAATACTAGACCTAAGAGATGAACTATCTAGAAACATCTCGTTTGCAAGCATATTTGCATTGAAACCTAGATAGTGAGTGTTGTATGCAAGAACATCCAAAAGGATATTCATACCAGAACCCTCAAAGTCATAATCTGTAAATTGGTCTTGAGCTTTAAGGAAAGTTTTAAGGTTAGTCTTTACCTCATCAAAATCAAATTCTGTAACTTCTAATCGTTTGTCATTTATTGCCATTATCGTAATACCTCTAGAAATATTGTCATATCTACGAGTTCAGTGGGTGTATTCACAACAAAAAACTCTATGGTCACTTCATATTCATTACGATCTAAATTAGGCAAAGCACGAACACCAATCAATCTTGCTCTTGGTTCAAAGTTTTCTATAACATCTTCAACTTTTCTTGCCAGAACCACAGCAGTAATAGGTGTCATATTTTCAAATAACATATCTCTTATACCAGAGCCAATCTCTGGGTGAAATGGTTTTTCATAAAAATTGGTGAGAACTAAATTACGAACAGACCTCTTCACTGCTTCAATGTCTGTTATTTTTTCTATATCATTTGTACCGTTTTTTCTACTAAAAAATAAATCTAAGTCTTTATATTGACGAACATTTCTAGATATATCATTAGTAGATTGTGCATCACTTAAAGCTGCATTTGAAGTAATATTCGACATTATGGACTCCTGTTCTATCTATTTATAACAGATAGGATTAAGTTTTCATATGATAACGCTCTGGTTTTTTCCACCCAGCCTCTTGTGCAGTTACTCGAATAAATGGTTTATTGCTTTCTGACTTTGCGTTAGGATTTGGAATTGTAACCATAACCTTCTTACCTTTTGAGTATGCTTCCCACTTGTTTGCATATTCCGATAACCCTGAGATGTCTTTTTTCATAGCCTTACGTAACCACTTTGCTACATTTCTACGTTCACCTTTACTTGTCTGAGTTGCTCTTGATTTTTTCTTTCCCATTAAAAAGTCCTCTCACTTTCACTGATACGTATCTCATTAACTATTGCATCTATGTTGTTGTGCCAATGCTCTAGGAATTTATTTACTCTTGGGTATTTAGGTTTCGTGTCCATCGTCTGCCAGACAAACCTCTGTAGTATATTATCATAGTCAGGCATCCAGTAGTAAACGTCCAGAGTAACCAAGATTTTTTTTCTTATGATAATCATGCTTCTTCCAACGCTGCATAAATTGGATCATAAGTTTTATTATAGTCATAACTAACAGATATGGCATGGGTGTTTACTGTCTCTCCAGTTTTCCTATTTTTTCTTGTCTCTCTATTATACTCTCTTAATTTTTCGGTTATGTTAAGTTCTGTGCCGGCACTAGTTTTTTCACCTAAAGACCAAGTATCGGATGTATAACTTTTCTTATATGGAGCATCATTTCCCTCAGCAACAATCACAAATTCGTTTCTAGTACGAGGTTTGCCGCTAGCAAAAACACCAACTTGTTTTCTTTCTTGAGTATATCCCTTTACACGTTTAATTTTAACTGGTTCTTTAGATAAAGGAACACTTATCGTCAAATCTTTGCCTGCGACGTAAGTTAAATCCTCAGAATTAAATTTTTCAGTTATTGTCCCTGTTTGATGAGTAAATCCCTTAGAACTTATATTCTTTCTGGTTACTGTAGTTTCTCCTCCACCAGTTACCTTAGTCTCCACCGCTTGACTTGCCGTTGTGACCTCTTTAGTTATCGCAACACCATTCTGTGTTTGAGTGACCTTCTTAGATTTTTCAGATACCCTCAATACTCCTGTATCCTCTGTGGGTAGAGTATTAGAGGTACTAATAACTGCGCTTGATGCAGCAGACTTTGCAGCTGTCACTGATGCATTTTGTGTAAATGTTGAAACCTCCTCTACTACAGGGTCAATAGACGGTAACTTAACAGCATTTGCTTTTTGTATCACATCTCCAAGTGGTGATCTTTCAAAGTTTGGTATGGTTCCAGACAAACTATCTCCTAAGCCAAAGGCACTTGCTGCATCAGACACTAAACTATCCAAACTAAAACCAGATGCAGATAGAGCATCACCAAAGTCTGCTGTTATACTTGCAAGTAGGTTTGCTGATTGAGTTAAATCTGTCAATCCACTTAAACTTTGCA